TTCTGCTGTTAAATCCCTGTATAACTGAGCGCGTGTTTCTAGTATTCGTTTTTCTTCATCCGCAACTGATTGAGCGCCGGAGATAGCGGATTGTGTAGTTGTCTCAACATCTGTGACTATATCATCTGATGCCTCTTCTACTTTTGCTGTAAACTCGGCTAGATTAGCCGCAGCCCTATCTACGTTAGTTCCTATCTTTTCCGTGTCAATCATGCCAGCAACTTTATCATGGAGTTTTGCTACTGCATCCCCCACGCCGGGAAGAAACCTAGTAAACTTTGCCAAGATTCCGAGTATCTTCTCAACACCGGAAAGGAAGAAGCGTTTAATCTTTACCCAAGCATCCCCGAAAAACTCAACCACTTTATCCCAGTTCTTAACCAGAAATATAATCCCGACTACGAGCCCAGCAATAGCGGCTATGATTAAACCTATAGGATTAGCTGTCATAGCGGCGTTCCATAACCATTGAGCTACGGTAACCAGTTTAGTCACAATAGCCAGGGTTTTAATAGCGTTTATGAGAGGAACGGCTATTATCAGAACAGCACCTATTGCCCCAACTGCTATTAAAATACCTGTAGCAAGTTTGGGGTTTTTCTCTATCCATTCTCCTATCTTGGTTACAATAGGGGTAACTTTCTCCATTAAATTAGTCAGGATTGGAATTAAAGCCTTGCCTAAAGCAGCCGCTGTTAAAGCCATTTCGTTCTTGAGTATAGCCATTTTGGAGGCTGTGGTTTCTATTCTTTTGGCTGCCTCATCTTGCAGCGCTGCATTTTCTTCCCACGCAATCTCGCCCCTTATTAGTGCGTCTGTCAGGTCTTGTTGCGCGCCGGTAGCTCTTAGTAAACTATCAACTACCCTGATACCACCCAATCCTACAGTGTCAAGAACTGGGGTAATATCTTCTCCGGCTGATTTCATATCACCAAGACCAGATATAAAGGACATTATTGCGCCAGTAGCATCCGTCTTGAATAGTGTTGAAAAGTCACCAACTGTCATTCCTGCCGCTGTTGCAAACGCTTCTAATTCAACACCTGAACCTGCAACAGCAGAGTTCATCTCCAACATTGTCTTGGAAAACGCAGTACCACCAGCCTCTGCCTTCAAACCCATTCCAACCAAGGCGGACGAAAATGCCATTATCTCTACTACCGTTAATCCTACAGCTGTACCAGCACCAGCCAGTCTCATTGCCATATTAAGAATCTCTGATTCTGTACCCCTGCTGTTATTACCCAGGTCAACAATTACTGAGCTAAGTCTCTCAATATCCTTCGTAGACGTACCTGTAATGCCCAAAAACCGGGCCAACATTGTGGCAGCCTCTTGTCCTGTTAGGTCGGTGGCCATACCAAGTTTAGCGATTGTCTCAGTAAAATCTATTATGTCTTCTTTGGCAATGCCCAACTGACCAGCAGCCTCGGCAATCCCTGCCAATTCAACATACGTTACTGGTAGCTCTTTGGTCATGTCTTTGAGTGCATTGTCTAAATCTCTAAACTCTTCCTCAGTAGCATCTACCGTTTTACGGACACCAGCAAAGGCAGTCTCAAAGTCTACGGCCGTTTTAAGCGCAATACCACCTACCGCAACAGCAGCCCCAACCATAACCGTGCCGACTTTCTTCATGCGTTGCTGCCACTGTCCGGTGGACTTAGCGATTGAGCCGTCAGCCTTTCTTAAAGCACTATCTAATCCGGTAGTATCCCCACCGAACTTTACTATTACATCACCAGCGTTTATAGCCATATTACGTTTCCTTCTTTACAACCTTAACCATGTTTTTAGCTTGGGCAAACAGTTGCTCATCAGAGACAGTCGGTTTTTTCTTCCCACTCCACGCGTCCGCTTCCCGTTTTTTACGGTCACTCAGTTTCTCGCACATAAGAGAAAACTCTTCGTCAGTCCAGTTAGATGTGATGTACTCAGGCGTTAAGTGCCATTCCGATAAAAGAAACTCTAGCCCTTCTGCGATGGAGACTGGTTTGGGGTCATCATCTGAGGCAGAGTTTCCGATAAAGGGAAAGCAAGGTTCATCACCACCTGAAAAGCTACTGCAATATCAGACTCAGTAGCCATTCCCTCTATTTCGTCACGGTTAAGGTCACGGGCGTATTCAAAGAATAAATCAATAATCTTATCTTGGCTTTCAACCATTAACGCATTGATTGCATCTGCGAACTCTTTGGGATTGTCGGTACTTGCTTTGGCATATTTAGGTAATCCTGATATAAGACTGATAACCTTTTTACGCCAGGGGCGGGAGTATTTGATAACCAAAGGGCTAACGTCATATCCCCGCCCACCGAGTATTACCTTAATAGGTTCTTGGAATACCTTTTGTTCTTCTGTCCGTTCTTCCATTTCTTACTCCTTTTTATTCACCGTTATTTCACCGTTATACTTAGGCATCGGTTATTGTTACAACATCAGTACCTGATACGCCCTGATAGGCTGCGAACGATACTGGTATTATAGTCTCTTCGCCCTTCTTGTATGCCATACTAACAGCACCGATTGGAGTTGCATAGGGGATATAGACAGTTCTATTTAACCCACCGGTAGTGCTTCCGACAAATCTTAGTGCCATAGTCCTCATTGCACCTGCACCCAAATCAACAACACCAGCCCCACCTGTTAAAGCCCCCGGCATTGCGTTCTCAAGGTTAGCCAAGAGGTTCTCTGATAGGTTAGCGGTTATAGTACAAGTTTCTTTGGTAATAACCCTCTTGATGGGGAAGGTTGCCTCTTCAACCTCAATATCGACTTGATCAGCCGTATACTCAATAGTTACACCATCCTGTGTAAAACCAAATTCTGTAGTTACACTTGCTGATGCTGTCCCCGCCGTGGTGTGGTAGTAAAGCGTTCCTGTCCCTACCAAGACATTTGCTACAACAGTTGCCATTGTTTTACCTCCTGTTTATTTAATTAATCTACTTTAATTGCTATATAATGGTCAGTTACTAATCCCCCGGCAGCCGGTTTGAAAGCAACATTGCCAGATGAGTTGTTAAATAGATGCGGCTTGAATGGCCCGATTACCGATGTATCGCTGGAAGTTGGAGTCGGCGCCAGTGCCTCAGTCCTTCCCCACTGATTAGAGACTGCCGTAAATGTTAGTTGCTTGGCAGCCGCACCACAGACACATACTAAAACGGTTTTGCCGTCATTGGGTATATAGAAATAATCAGCCCCGGCGGCATTACCTGCCAACTCTGAGGCGTGAGCACTTATAGCCATTACCCCATCCTTTGACCCATCTACTACTGTCATAGTTTGATTTGCCATATTATTCTCCTGTTAATTATTTTAAGTTGGGTTTTGTACCCTTATAGCCATTAAGGTTGTCGTAGCAGCAGCAGTGGTAAACTTTAATCTCACTGTGCCATCAGACTGATTCCACAATAATGGTAAGAACGGTCCATACGCATAAATCTTCTTTGCCGTTACAGTTCTAGTTAAAGTTGTTTCTGCTCTGCCGTCAGGGTCATTGACTGCCTCAAACGTGATAGTATCACCACCCCCTGTTGCCAATTCGTCTAGAACCAGTAACATTGTCTGTCCATCATTGGCAAAATCAAACCCATCTGTATCTTGCGTATCTGACCCGACCATTAGAGCAATCAGTTCATCTCCTACCTTGTCTGCTCCCAATACCGTTAGCGCTGTGTAAGCCATTATTAATCCTCCTGCTTTTTGATATAGAAAGGGCGAGGCTAAGCTCGCCTATAGTGAAGTATTGAATTGTCCTTTAAGCCCCTAGATTTGCGTCCTGTGGTCTCTAATTAGTTTTCTACTCGTATCATCATGTTAAAAAAGGTTAAAACTCTGAAATAGTTTGGGATTGATACATCAACTAAGTCTTGACCTTGCACCTCTTCTATTGCGCTCATAATTGAGAACGTGTTTCCGCCAACCACTACATTTACCATCTGTATACCCTGTAGTGACCAGAAAATCGCACAGTAGACCTCTCGTGCTTCTATCGGATTATTAGCCCAGCAGTCAAATTGTATTGACGGATGGACTATTTTCGTAATATGGGGATTAGATACCCCACCCCTGGTAAAAAAGGACACAGCCGGGAGGTCGGTATTTTCTGGTAGTCTCGGACAATAAATTCTAAACGAGCCGTCTGTGTTAATAATTAAATCCGTTAAGGCTGTTTGAGTTATTAAATAATTTCTAACGATTGTATTAGAATCCGAAGTC